ACAGGAGTAATACGAACTTCAATAGTAGGTTCTTCAGAAGGTTTGACAGAGGCAAAATCTTCTGTACTTAAAGTATCTCCATCAATTAGAGTGTCTGTAATATTACTGCAACCTAAAAACTGTGTTATCGTTTTAGATGTATAAGAAACAATACCAACTTTGTTTACAGGTGCATTTGGATAATCTACATAGATTTCTCCAGAATTTGGAAATCCAATTGTAGAATCTACATCAATAAAAGTAGATCCAGCAGAAACATTTCCAATGATATGAGTTTTTGGTGCGACTTTAAATGTTCCTACAGTCGATCCTTGAGATCTAGAGTCTCTATTATATCCATCATCAAAAGAAAGTTTATAGAAAGTTTTTCCAGTCCCTGCATTTACTTTTTCAATATCATATATTGCAGTGTAGGTTTCATCATTATCTCCTTGAAATATAGTTCTACTTTCTAGATCTGAAGGCTCACCATTAATTGATTCTACTAAAAAATTAGAAGTTACTAAATTTCTAGCATTTGAAGGTGTAAACAGATAATCTCTTGGTTTTGTTATCTCAACATTTACACCATAGAGTGCTTTAAATAAGATCTTATAAGAATCGTCTGTTCCTTTACTTGTGTAAAAATCTTTTGCTTGCTTTATAAAGACATTTTGACTCAAATCAGATGACAGAGGTCTATCTGATAATCCTGGTAAAAGTTGAATCTTAGTTTTATTTAAAAATTCTTTTAAGAAAAGGCAACTTAAATTTTCAATAGTTGCACCATCTTTATGGTCAGCAGCTGAGGTAGAACTAAAGACAAGATCTCCTGGATTAGAATCCGATTTATATGAAGTTACTCCAACAAATCCTCTAAGGCATCCAGTAAAAGAAGTTGCAGTTTTCCCAGTATAAGTTATTACTTCATCGCCTATCTTCAAAAGACCATAAGAATCTGGAAATTCATCCGTTGTTGAATCAGGATCTAAATTTATTGTTGTTGCAAATTCATCAAGATCACCATTCAAAGTTACAAAATGATTTAAACTAGTCTGCTCATCAACCTTTATATACTGATCAATGTTCTGTATTAAGTCAACAGGACCACTTTTGTACTCCTGACCAATATAATATTGCTTTAAAAATTCAGAGATAAGAGGGAACTCATTCTCAACATAGGTTGGGAGTTGGTTCTTAACGATGCTGCTAAACTTGATTCTTGTTTCTGCCATTTTTTCTATATCTCTGAATTAGTAACCGCCGCCTGAGCCCGAAGGTGTTGATGAACCACCAGAAGTTCCTGAAGTTGTAGTTGCACCAGCAAAAGAACTATTAGTAGAAGTAGTTGTAGATGCTGTTGTAGATGCTACCGTGCTTGTAAGACTTGCAGGACCTCCAACACGAACTAAATTGCCTTCTGCATACGAAGAAGAAACAATGTAATTTGATGCTGATGGGTCAAGTCCCGATGCGATTTCGTCTGATACCATTTCGAACGTACTGTTACTAGTATCTAGTTGCAAATAAAGGTCCTGTAATCCGACAACATCGTTTGATAGCGGTGTTGCTTGAATTTCTATGACCTGTTGACCATCTTTTTCCATTCCTGCAAGAATGTTCGTTGCATTAATGGTTACAATACCATTTACATAGTCAACAGTTCCTACATTGGATCTTATAATCGTTGGATTTTGAGATCCTGCATTAGGAACAGTGAAGAAAAACAGAGATCCAGTCACTCCATTCGAATTTGGTATATCACTAATGTAAACAGTTTCAGGAATCCCAAAAATTCTAAATCCACTGGACTTTATGTTGTAACCATCTGTATTTGCAATGTGGAATTGATTACCAAATCCAATTTGATACTCTGCAATAGTATTAGGTACAACTCTTAAATCTCTTCTCATCTTCACAACAGTAATGTTTGAAGTTACTGCCTCATGACTGTCGTCAACTACTTTCAAGAATTTACTATACTTAAATCTAGCACCATACTTATTTAATTCAGTAGAATTGGCATACTTGGCAGCATTATTAGAAACTACTGATGAAACATCAGCTGCTGATGGTGCTAAATTCGTATTATAATAAACTTTTGAACTTACTTCAAGGAAAAGATATTTGAGATCTAAGATTTCAGGAACAACACCTGCTACTGCATATTTTTTTAACTTTAGTTTGATGTTATCTTTAATTAAGTTTGGAAGGAAGTCACCAAATCTAGGTTTGATACTAATAAAGACCTTTCCATACTGTGGAGGAATTAACTCTTCTCCACCAAAGACGGAAATAGACTCTGTATCGGGATATATCTTTGCAGGAATCAATGTTTCATAATCATCTGCAGTTACTGCACGATTTTGAGTTGAATAAACCTTTGGTGCATACTTTCTGACAGATTCAACCTCTTCAATTGCGGATCCACCTCTAGAGCTAAACTCAGGTGTTAAGAGTGATATACCCTCTGTAACTGTATATTCGATTCCGTCTCTTACATATGTCAATCTGCCGTTAAAAGCAAATTGAGAGAATCCATTTCCAGCATCTCCATTAGTTACCAGGTAAGTAACTGTAACATAGTTTTGATCATCAAGTTTTTTACCAAAAACTCCATCTCCAAAGAATAATTCATATCTTTCATCTGCTACTTCTTGTAAGAAGTAAACTTTTGAATCTGAACCAATGTAGAATAAGTTATCTTGTAAAGAATACTTTACCGTTGCTGTTGATGCTACATTGTTTTTAACACCAACTCTAATTAAATCAGTGTCAATCCCTGCATTTGGCAAAATAAACTTTTGCTGAGGGTTTCTGGCACTATAAGTAAAGTTCTTCTCTATAACTGTTCCCTCATAAACGGGTATTTCATTAAAAGCAGCGATCCCATTGACCACAGGAACGGTTATATCGTCTAAAATGCAGAATGACCCACTACTACCACCAAAGACGCCTCTAGACGCTGCTACAGTCCCTTTACGGAGGGTTATAGACGCTGGTTTAGGTGTTATGTTAGTTGCATTAACAATAAACGATACTGAAGTTGTTGCTGCTTTTCTTGATCTGGGAGTATATCCAATATTTCTTGCTAATGCAACTACATTTTCTCTTAAAGTTGCACTATCGATAAAAACTTCGTTTGCTACCATATTAGCATTATACGAAGTAATGTACGTATTGTATGCTAATACATCTAGAATGGTTGATAAGTTAGAACCTTCAAAGTCATAGTCCGTAAAATTGGAATTTGACTTTAAATATTCTTTGAGTGTAGTTTTGACTTCCTCAAAGTCTAAATTTGTAAAATTTACTAGTGACATTTTACCTTGTTGGTTGCAATACGAATTCTAATTGTTGTGGAGGGATATCAGCTCCTATAATGTCATATGTAATGACAACATCAAATGAATTACCATCAATATTGGCATTTGCATCTACAGATCTTAATTTGACCCTAGGTTCATACCTATTAATTGATTCTTCAATCTGAGTTGATATTTCAATTGCGGTTAATTCATCAGCATTCTCAAAAAGAGATTCAGTAATGCGAGATCCAAACCTTGGATTGAAAAATTTCTCCCCAGGATTCGTAAAAACGATATTTTTTACTGATCTTGCGATTGCATTTTCATTTTTCATTGCAATCAGATCACTTGTCAGAGGATTAGTCTGAAAAGACATACTAATATCTTTAAATCCTTGACTTATCCTTTCTAAAGGCACAACAATACGGCAATTATGTATTATTTATCAAGGATTTTCATCATTTTTATTCGTAAAGTGGTTCAGGATCACTAACAGTCTCAGTAACAGAGTATCCATCAGCAAAAATCTCACCTTCTTGCTGAAGTTTTTTCTTTTTTGGTGTTAAATCATCATTTGAAATCTCACGCAGCATCTTTTGATGCTGCTGATTTGCCAAATTATCCAAAAAATCGTGTTCGGTGCTCATATTTTTCCTTTTTTGCTATTTATTGAGGGTCTAAATGCCGCCCTTCTTGTGATTTGTACATTTCTTCTGGTTTTTCTTCTTCATTTTTGCGTTCTTTTGCTGTTTTCCAGAAATATTCGTCCTCTCTACCCATTCCAAGTCGTTCAAAACCATTTTCAACACTATAATATTCAGTTGAAACCTTAAAATCAGGCATTTTTGGTTCTTCAGGTGTCAAACTATTGTCAAAAATCCGCATTCTATTGTTTGGATACAGTGCATACTGTCCATTATTCAATTCAATCAGGTTATGTGACTTATGTTCAGCTGGATTTTCACTTGTTGCATAGTCAATTACATCAGGATCTTGATGATAATTGTCTAATGTACAAACATATGTACCTTTCTGGATACCAAAGTCGCGTGTATACAGTTCATAATCCATACTACCAACAAATTGCTTCTGTACAGCAACCACACCATAGTCCATACAGTTCCAAAACTGTAAATTAGGTAAATCCATATCAGGATTTGGTGTTTCAGGTTCACTTACAAATGCACTAATTGGTAATTTATCGTACATTGCCGCATATTCAGGTAAATATGTCTCAAAATAAAAAGCGCGTCCAGGAATCGACTTAGCCGATACCCAAACGCCCTTAACAAATTCACCATGACCAAATTGATGATCAGTGAGATATTCTTTTCTTACCCATACCTCAACCGAGGGGAGGTTGCAAATAAGTGCTGCCATGATAAGTTAACATTGCTTTACTTATTTACCTTGTCCGCGATACTTCTTTTTTGCTTTGTTACGAGAAGTCGCGGATCTTAATGTATACTGCGAGTTTCCTTGGCGAGTTTTTTTGGGTTTGCCCTTAACATAACCGCCGCCTTTCATCATCATAATTCAATACCTCCTTAAATAACGCGAGTTTTTTCGTGACCAACTCTGATACGAGGGTCACACCAAATTTCAAAACCTTCTTCCTTTGCATCAAGACAGAATGAGACATCCTCTCCACACATGTCCTGTACACTACCACTCTCAAAGACTTGCATCTTAGGAGCAAACCAAGGATA